AAAACTAATGAATGGAATGACTATACGGCGGTGGGATTGTGGGCAATAACCGAAAAGAACGATTTAAGGCTTATAGATTTATTGCACAAGAAGATTGAAGCGGTAGATTTGCTCAAAGAGTTCTTTGCCTTTAAGAATAGGTGGAGTGGGGGCGTGAGAGGCTTGCCTGCAAACGTATTTTACATCGAAGATAAGGCTTCTGGTATGGAATTGATACAAAGAATGAGGCGAGAGGGCGGAGTTTCGGTCATTCCAGTGAAAGATAAGGGCTTTGACAAGATGACAAAGTGGAATAATTCGCTATTTCCTTACTTGGAGGCGGGAAATGTGCTGTTGCCAAACGATAAAAACGACCCAAGAAGCAAAGAAATCATTGCGGAAATGGTATTATTGTGCGGAGACGGCAGTCATAAACACGACGATATATGCGATATGATGACACAAGCGGGAGAAATTGCTTTTGGAAAAAAAGGAATGTTTTGATAAAAATTGCTTGATTTTTCAAAAAAAACGGCTTTTTCGTTAAAAAAAGAGGGAAAATTCTTAATTTTTTTAAACATTAACCTAACAAAGGGGCAGACGTGGGAAGCGAAAAGATTGAAAAGAGCGTAAAGAGGCAAAAAACCGTAAAGGCGCAGAAGATTTCAGATAGCGCAATGAATTTTGCGAAAGAAAAGTTGTCTAAGCGGGAAATTAAGGCTTTGGCGTGGTCTAAAATGATAAAAGACATCGCCGACGCTGCTAAAAAGCCGAAATTTAGCGTGGCAACAAGGTCAAAAGAGATAATTCAGCGCACAATCGAGAATTTTAAGGGTTTTCGAGTGATGCCCGACGGCAAAATTGAAAGTTATGCAATGGACGCCGCTGAGTGCGAGTATGCCGCGACTGCTTTTAAGCCTGATTTGTCTTACGAAATCATATCAAAGTACAAGCAAGTCTTCATTGGCTATCAAAATTGCGCAATCATAAGGCAAAATGCGATTGTTGACAATGCCTGCACGATGCCAGCGATAGATGCTATGGCTTCTGGATATAAAATTATGTATCCGAATGGGAGCAAAAAGGCAAAAGTTGGCGAATTGGAAGAATTTGTAGAGCGAAGCCAAGACAAATACGGCATAAAGGACGTTTGCGTAAAAGCGTTTGTTAATAAAGCTCAATTTGGGTGGGCATTGGTCATTCCTACATTCAACAAAGAAGTTGATATGGAAAAGGAATTTGACATAAATGACATTGATAGAGACAGTTATACAGGTTTGACAGTGGTTGACCCATATTGGATTACCTATGACTTCGACCAAGAAAGCCTTACAGACCCAACAAGCAAGCATTATTATGAGCCGACTTGGTATTCATTCCCAACAGGAAAGCAAGGCTACAAAAGAATACACAGAAGCTGGGTAATAAAGCTCATACATTCAAATGTGGCGGACTTTTTAAAGCCTACATACTTCTTTGGCGGTGTTTCATTGGTTCAGCAAATCTATGAAGCGGTTTATGCTTATGAAAAGGCGTTGAATGAGGCTATGCTGTTGCTTTTGACGAAGAGAAGCTATGTTGCGGACGCCGAAATGAGCAATTATATGGCAAATCCGCAAGAAGTTAACGCACTTTTGGACGCAACGGCGGAATTGCATAGCAATTATGGCATTTGGGTAAAACAAATCGGCTCGGAAGTCTCACAAATGGACACTTCCCTTACTGGCTTGGAGGAAGTTATCAATGCTTGTATGCAGAGAATTTGCGCTATCGCAAAAATTCCCGCAGAAAAGCTATTTAAACTGGCAATTAAGGGTTTAAATTCTTCTGGCTCATTTGAGCTTAACGACTACAAGCAACACTTGAAATCAATTCAGTCGAACGACTACTTGCAAATAATCAAATTCCATAATATGCTTATGACAAAATCGGAATTTGGCAAAGTAAAGAATATTATTGTGGAATTTAATCCGATTGACACTCCCGACGAGTTGACAAAGGCTAAGGTTAGGGAAATCGACGCAAGAACCTCTGTAATGAGAACTTCCGCAAAGATTACTGACCGCAAGGAAGAGCGCATTAGATTGATTGGCGACCCCAACAGTGGCTTTAATGCGCTTGACCCTGAACCGCCTGAACTTTCTGATGACGAAGAAAAATTGTTCTCTGTGGAAAAAGACAATATGGGCAGACCGATGCCAAAAGCGATAAACAATCCGATAAGGGGAAAGACAAAGGCTGACCTATTGGTTGAAGAGGAGAATGAAGAGAATACAAATGAATAATCAGATTAAAACAGCTTTGGTGAATGTCGCACACCAGAAGTTGGGCTTCCCCACCGAGTGGTGGGGAGGCTTCCCCAACCTTTCACAAAAAAAATAAATAATTTTAAAAAAAATGTTGACAAGCATTTATAAAAATTTTTGGTGTGAAAATAGAGAGGGGAAGTTGCGACATAGATTTATGAGCAAATAATGGCAAAAGAAGTTGACTCCAATTCGTATGAATTGATTAGGGATAATCCGCTATCGGCAGAGGGTGTCTATATGTATAGCGGGAAAATGATTGGGTATCCCGACTTGGAAGAGGGCAAGCTTTATCCTGTTTATAGACCAGCCGAAGAGTTGGAAAAAGCCGCCGAAACATTTAATGGCGTTCCCTTTATTATTGACCACGAAATGTTGGGCAAGGGTGGCACTCCTTATGATAGGAGACCCGCAAATGGCGTGCTTATGAATGTTAAGTACAAGGCTGGCAAGCTTTTTGGCGATTTGAAGATTTGGTCGGAAGCAATGAAGAACAAAATTTTGAATGGCGTAAAAGAGCTTTCGCTTGGCTACAAGTCTGTTTATGAGAGAAGCAGAGGCGTTTTCAAAGGTCAAAGGTATGACTTTATTCAGAGGAATTTGCGCGGAAACCATTTGGCACTTGTGAAGAATGGTCGTATGGGCTCTGAAATGAGGGTTTATGATTTTCGCGAAGCAAACACTTTTGATAGTGTTGAATTTGACATTAACAACAAAGAAAAGGAAGTTATAATGGAGAAAGACAAAGAACAGAAAGAGGTCGAAAAAAAGACGTCTGACGAATTTGTTTCTGCGGAAAAGCTTTACGCAAAATTCCCTGAATACAAAGAATGGATAGACGCAAACAAATATACTCGTTCCGAAGACGAAGAGCCTAAGAAAGACGAAGAGGAAAAATCCAAAGCGTCTGAAAAGGGCGACGCCGAAGAAGAGAAGAAAAAGGATACAGAAGACAAGGTTGTTGTCGAAAAGGATAAAGACAGCAAGACTGGCTTCGTCACCAAAAAGGTGGAGGACGAAAAGGTTGATAAGCGCAAGCTGATTGACCAGATTGGCGGTATCCTCAAAAGCAAAGACCTTGACGACGAAATTATCCGCACAATCATTGGCAAGGCAGAAGAAATTGCCTACAATGGTTCTGAAAAATCGGAAGCGGACGACAAGGAAGAGAAAAAGGAAGAGGTAAAAGAGGAAAAGAAAGAAGAAGTAAAGGAAGAAGAAACCAAAGACGGTTGCGGTATGGATGCCGACGAAATTCGCAAGCAGGCGAAAGAAGAGGCAATCAAGACCATTCGCGCTATGGATGACTTTGCTTCTAAGGTTTTCCCTCATTGCGGCAAATTCACCTATGACTCTATGGAAAGCGTAGAGCAAATGGCGGAAGAAGCTTGCAAGAAGCTCAACCTTGAAACTAATGGCAATGCAGTTGCCACAATCAATGGTTTCATCTCGGCGAAGTCCGCTCATAAAGTTGTATTTACTTTGGACGCAAATGAACAGCATAAGGCGGTAAATTTGGAAGACGAAGTAAAGAGCAGACTAAACAAAATATTTTCTAAATAATTCAACAAAAGGAAAATCAAAATGCAAACACAGGTAAATATCAAACAGGCAATCGGCACGATTGGGACTTGGGTTAACGATGCACTCAAATCGGCTGTTGCTTATGTTGTAAAGGGTTCTAACGGTTCGGCGGCTGTTGCGGCTACTGGTTCTATTACTCTTGATAGCCAAGCTACTGCGGCTAAAATCGTTTCGGTAAATGGCGTTGACTATACGTTTGTAAGCACAACTCCCTCCACTCCCTACGAAGTAGAGATTGGTTCGGACGCTTCTGAAACGGCTGGCAACTTGGCTTCGGCAATCGAAAACACTTCTCCGTTTATTTCGGCGGAAGCTGCTGCTGCGGTTATCACTTGCACTGCAAGGCAGGCTGGCGCGGTTGGCAACTCCTACACGCTCACTACGGACGATACCAATATCACGATTGTTGATATGGCGAGCGGCGCAGATGCAATCGCAGGCACTAACGCTACAATCGGTAGAGCGTTTACGCTTGACGC